GTGCCATAGTTTTGGCTTCGTCTAAACTCTCAATAATATACTCGTTAAACTCTATCATGAGTACTTAATCCCATTTAATTTATTGTGGTGTTAGTAGTATTTATACGTACTATTATGTTGAACTTTCCCAACCCTTTATGATTGAAGGATCGAAATTATTCTTTGAGAACTCCATTCTATCTACCAATTTAACGGCAGAACCTGTTAGATGATCAATCGCAACAAATCCTTCTGGGGATGTTACTTTAAATCCATCTGCAGTCTTAACAAATGTTGATATGCCACCAACCTCTGCTAGCTTTTTGATTAACATTAACTTTGCTTCTACAATGTAGTTCTGTAGATCGAATATTAGTTTAAGATTAGCTTTATTGGATGTTGAGAAGAATGCAAGTATAGCATCACGTTTTACTGTCTGTGATGTCTTACCTTTCTCTGATTTACGCTTATCGATTTCTTTCTGGAAACGAGCGTTAACCCATACAATTAGTTCTGCTACGTGCTTTGTTGTATTAGTGATACGTTTGCCGTTACGAACTTTAGTATTGTTGAATGTGTTGAGTAGGAGGTTTAATTCGTTGTTGCTCTCAATCTCTTTAAGAGTTCCAGCGGCAATCTTTTGGAATACTTTACCGGCATTAGATAAATGCGAGGTTAATAGCTTTGTTTCTTTATTAGTGAATGTAGCAAGTCCTGACATATCAGGCAGATCAGCAGAGATGCTCCATACAGAAGGTACTGTCTTTAGCTTTGATACGTCCACACCAAATGATGCTGACATAGCTTCTAATGAACTACCCGTATAAGTTGTATGCCAAACCACACCAATATTAGCTTTCTTTAATGTGGCTGCTAGCTTTGATTCAGCTGGAACAGCATAGGCGATAGTGTTAGGATGCATTGTAATGTATTTCTTACCGTCAATAACAGACTTCTTTAGGTCGCCCTTAGTATACATGATATCACCTTGAATGACACCTTTAATTCCTAACTTAGGGAATTCTTTTAATGCCATCTTCAGCTTCTCGCCTAGACCAGGACCATGGTTCTCGTCTACGTCAGCATCGGTATAATTTAGCTTTGGATTCTTATTGAATATGGATTTAGATCCTACAAAGAACTTTCCATTCTCTGGATTGATGCCAGCAAATACTGCAGGAGCACCATCCCATTTAACAGTAACATCAGTCTTAGCTTTAGTATGACCAGCTAACATATCTCGTAATGAACGCAATGCAAGGATTGCTTCACGAGCTCCTTTCACACCACCATCAAGCACAAGATCCTCAATATGAGTCATATGAGTATTCTTTGCTTCTTGTATTAAGTGTTCGCTCATCGATATCATTATATTTCCTTTAACTTACGTCTTGTATTCATATACGCAACAGGATAGATTCCTGCTCTGATGTTCTTTACTTCAACACCCTTAGGCGACATTACTTTACGTCCAGATCTAAATGTAGCTCCGAACACTGCAGTAAACTTACCTATCTTGGCCCACTTAACATCACCATTAATGTGAATGCTCTCTGAGAAGTCTAAAGTATACTTCCCTTTCTTGCCAATTAGCAACGGATTTCCTTGTCCAATACAATGACAATTATCTCTTGCAAATGCACCACCATATCCTGGTCCGTACACAGATGCGTTAATTAGCCTAGGATCTTTGATAACTCTGTAGTATGCATCGCCAGACTTTGGCTTATCAGTCTTATATACAGCAGCTAGATCATTAACGAATGCTTCAATCTCTTTGTGCTTTATACCTGACTTGATGGAGATACCACCATACTGACTGAAGCCTTTAGCGCCACCTTCTTTCTTATGAGAGATGAAACCTACTTCTTTGCCACTACTATTGATCAATGCAATGTCTGCTTTAGGATCGCCTTTGATGTGATCTGATGAAGCAGTTACGACATCTGCAACAGTAAACTTTCCAATCTTAACTGAGATGCCTTTGTTGCCATTAGCCATTACTGCTTTTCTGATATAACCATCAAGGTCACTTGTAGCAAGTATCTCGGCATCCATTGCTTTGAATCCAGAAGGCTTTCTTACATGCTTAATGTGGATGTAACCGATAGATGTATGTAATGCTGGATTACCATCGATGTCATACACTTTCTTAGAAAGTAGTCTGAATGTAGTACCAGCTTGTGTAACAGAAGTTTGGATACCATTCTGATCATATACAGGAACGTCTTTCTTTTTGTTCTCTATAGAATAATCTATGGTTAATGCTTTAGGATTATCGATAACATATTTCTTGATGTTCGGTGTGCCATTGGTAGACTTACCTACTAACGTTGCCTCCGAGATGTACCCTATAAATGTCTGCATGTATATTCCGTAATGATATCGTTTTGTATATTTATATAAATTAAAATTGCATAAAAAAAGGGCCCTAGAAGGCCCCTTAACATAGTTTAAGGAGCTCTACAGAGCCCCATTTGGTTATGTATATTTAACGTCGTGTGCTTTACCATCACCATACGAACCATCATAGTCGTGTAGTGATTCTGCATCGAAGCTAAGATATTGACCGATACGAGTACCAGGAGCAATCTTCATTGGTCCACAAGTGATATGCATTACTGCTGCCATCACTCCATCATATCCTGTGTCATATAGTCCTGAAGTTAAGAATACACCATTACGGTTCAGAGTAGAACGAGTGATAACAAATCCTGCTTCATCCTTTCCTACTTTGATCTTATTCTCCATGATAACTTCATAATGACCTTCTGGTAGATTGAAGATGCCATGACGATTAAGTTCACATGGATCAGATCCCCGATGGACCTTATTATCTTCATCGATTTCAAATGTGTTCTTTGAAATACGAAACACCTTACCAATTCGAAGATCAACTGCGTTCGGTTGAACGTCACCTTCCTGAATGGCAGACAGCTCTGAAGTAGAACTACCGCCCCCAATATTCTTCATACTCATTAAACTTCATCCTTTGTGTCATGCATCATTAAAATAATGTAATGGATTGCTTTTAACAAATCCTTACGGTTATACCCATCCTTCTTCCCAAAGCGTCCTAGATACTTAATAGCAGTATCACGTGCTGTTGTATCCAATGACCCTAACGACTTCCATACATCGATGATTTGAAGATCATCCCCTTGCACATAGTGCTGGTTGTATGTTGAGTTTACATAGTCTGTAATCTCTTTGAGGATATCACCCTCATCATATTTGTAATTAATATCTGTCACTCAAACTCTCCATCATTTTGTCAATCACATAGATGTTAGTTGCACAATGAGACACTAGATCTAATGCCCTCGATGAATCACAACCAATCAACTTATAATCAAAATCTACTTCTAATTCAAATTTACCATCCACCAAACCAGTAGGTGAGTTGTCAAACTTGATACTATTTAATCCAGCCCAAATAGCAGCCGAACTATCCCATGTGTCAATCAAATCCATATAACGAGCAAGTAATTCGATCTCATTAGGACCATCAACCATACCCAGTAAGTGAATCATCTTACCATTGTCTACAATCTTTTCTAGGATTCCACGTTCATCCAACATATTCATAAACTTCCAACGAGATAAGAATCGTTGTAACTTGTTATTCTTCTCTACACCAAATGCATTAGGAATAGCAAGAATAGAGAATCCAATGTAATCTACATGTTCAGATTCTGATGCCCACTCGAATGCATTAAGCAATCCTTCGATATCACCGATCTCTGATTGTGGAACAAAGAACGTACCAAAGCCTGCCTCACGTAATTGTGGAGCCATTTCAACAGCTGCTTGGATTGTTTTAGAGTGATGCTCTGTAGGATAGTCTGACATAACAATGTAGTCAGCATTGACTTTAGTTCCCATCTCGATTAACTTATCAGATGGATACATTGGTCGACCCTGCTTGAACATTTCAAATGCAGAGTTATCCATGATGTTAACTACATCAAGGCCTTCACATTTATCAGCATACCACTTAGTGTATACTTTATCTGTTTCGACAAGATGTGCTAGGGTTAGATGAAATTCACGATCACCAACAAGGATGTCCAATAGATGAGGATCACCAGGACAGATATGACAAAATGTAGCCATTATAAACTTACTCCATAATAAAAGGCACCGAAGTGCCTATTTTAAATTAATCACCCATAGCTTGAGATACTAGATCATCCCAATACTTCTTAGTCATAGCAGCACCAAACTTCTTGGTAAACTCTTTCTTCAACTTCTCGTGATCATGCTTAGTATTTTCCATACCATAGATAACCCAACCGATCATAGTTGCGATCTCTTTGTTTGAAGCTTCGTTTAATTCTGATACAACATCCGTATACGTTTTGCTCATGACTCTTTACTCTTAATTAATAGTTACTTTATTTATATGATTACGGTTCGTATGTAGCAAAAGAACCGTTCTCTCTGTCTTCCGATACGTCTATTATAACACGTCTACCTGGATAAGTCAACGATATTTGTTCAGCTAATTCATCTGATAACATCTCACATGACATATGATCAATTTGTAATACATCACCAGCATACAGAGCTTCACACCAACGTTTGAATTGAATAAACTCAACATCACGATCATCATGAAATACTTCTAGCTGCACTTTGAAATGAAAGATATGTCTATGAGCATAACCTAGAAAGCTAACATCATCCAAACGTTCATTCAATGCTGCATCAGGATAACGATGAATGCCTTCCTTCTGAAATGTGACCCATACAAAATTATCAACTTTATTCATTATACATTTACCTTACTTAGTCGTCTCGATACGAATTTTGGTGAGTCGGCTGGAGTGATTATAATATAGTCACTACCACGAGCATTTGCTTTATACCAAGTCTTCATTTCTTCTGTTCCATACCATGCTACCCAACCAGTATCTGGATTAACATGAAAGTAACGATCATTGATATGTTTAGGATTAAACAACCAATCTGCATAAACAAAGAATGAACCATACTTAGACATATTACTCTTAACATCACATGAATATTTGTTATGCCATGTAGGAGCTTTAAAGTACAAGTCAATACCTTTAGTTTGTAATGACTTATCATCTTCACAATCTTCAACAGCCCAACCCCAGCTCTCGAAAACCTTCTTCATAAACAACTCACCAATACGACCTTTCTTGCCAGAAGCACCATACGCTTCTTCAGTTGTATCAGTCCACTCACTAGTTAAACGTTCACTCATAATATAATTCCTATTTGATAACTTTAGTATCTTTGTTCAAAGCTAGATTAGCTGCAATGAAGTCTAACTTAGGAGCATTAGATCCATTCACAGCCTTAGTGAACTTAACTACATTCTCGTTGAATTTACCTTTATGGTCAAACTCATCGATTGCACCTAATAATAAATCACGCTTTGTTTGAACATCTTTAGTTGCCCAAACTGCTTGTGCTACCTTATCAAAATCTTGCATAATAAAAAACCCTTCGTTAGTCAATATAGCTATTATACCATACTTTCATCAGAAGGGCAACAGGGTTAACGATTTATATTTGCCATTACTTCACGTCGAAGACCACTATTCTGATCTCCAAATTGTCCAAGTACACAAGCTGTGACAGTAGAAGATGTAGTATCTTTAATGCCTCGTTGCGATACACAAGTATGAGCAGCTTCAATAACAACCATTACATCAGGAGAATCCGTGATGAATGCAATAGCATGTGCTATCTGTTGATTGAGACGTTCTTGTACTTGAGGACGTTGTGCAAAGTATTGTGTGATACGATTCAACTTAGAAAGACCTAATACCTTCTTACCTGGAATGTAAGCGATATGAGCCTTACCGATAATCGGACGAAGGTGATGTTCACAATCAGAGAATAAAGTAATGTTCTTTTCTAGTACGAACTCTTCGCCATTACAGAACTTGTTCTCTACTGTAGTACACTTCGGAAAGTTTTCATCTTGAAGACCACCAAAGATTTCATTGACATACATCTTAGCAACTCGAATTGGAGTCTCTTCTAATGAATCATCAGTTAGATCTAATCCCAATACCTGAAGCATCTCTGCTGTAAGTTCTGCGATACGATCAATCTTTGTTTGAGAATCTACATATAATAGATCTGTGGTAGGAGTATTAATACCCATTTTAGTTAAATGAGCGTTTACCTTAATGCCTAAGGCATGGTTTGATTTTGACATTGTATTTCCTTTTCGGTATAGTTTATTGTCTGTAGAAAAGGGGCAGGACAGACGGCTCCGGCCAGGATAAAACTCTTACGAGTGCAACTCCTGGATCACCTTATTGCTTCTTTAATTAGGTTCCGCGTTTTAAATGCTTATCCATCTTCTTCTTGTAGTCATCGATGAATTTCTGAGCTTTATCTAAACGTCCAGCCATCATATGTTTATGAGCTAATTTGTATATAGGTTCATCCATATACTTTTTAAACTTCATTAGATCACGAGCTATTTGATCAGTCCGTGTAATTGATTCTTTGAATGATAACATCATGGTTTAGTTCCTAGTTATATATGTATCTATTATCCCTTATAGTAACATTAATGTCAACAGATAAGGGACTATTAGTTCTATTTATAACTATGTACCAATTGCGTTTCCAAACAGATAACAATGCAATCTACCAGAGACATTATAGCCTCGATCGAATGCCATCTTAGCAACAGTTCCAGCAGACTCTTCTTGTTCCTCAAGAGTAGCTCCTACTGGCATGATATACACAGGCCATGTAACACCAGCTTTTCTAAACTGACTAATAACACTATCTAACTCATCCCACTGCTCTTGCTTAGAACCCATAACGAATTTAAGTTGCCCTGTTGGCTTCTTCCATTCCTTATTAGCGATTCCTGCTACATGTTCATACTCTGCTACAATTTCAGGTTTGATTGCTTTCTTGTTCTTTTCGCCTGCCACAGTCCATAACTTAGGACTCACAGAGAACATAATAGGAGATCGATAGATTCCTTTATTTGCAACAAACTTCTTGAACTCTTCGATCAATGGAGTAGTACCATTAGTCTCGAATGTAACACCAGAAGGAATATTGTAACTATCATCCTTAAACTGTTGATAGATCTCAATGAAAGCCTTCTGTGAATTCTTCAGAAGTGGCTCACCACCCGTGAAACACATATGAGCAATCTGATTAGATACAGGATGCTTGAACCTACCTAATGGATTAAATTCATTCTTAATAGAATCTTTAATACCTTGATATATCTCAGCAGACGTTTGATTAGTCATCAAGTGCTTATACTTCTTAGCCCATGTATAACTTGAATCACATCCCTTATCCCAAACAGGTAGATCTTCTACTAGCTTGATCGAAGATGGATCAAAGTCTTCATAAGGTAATTCGTATGTAGATGGATCGGTAGGATTATCCTGACCGAAACCATCACACTGAAGATTACAAAGATAAAAGCGAAGCCACATAGTCCATTGACCTGTGTACATTCCCTCACCCTGGATAGAGTTAAAGATTTCGCTATAATGATATTTCTTAACTTTATCAGTCATATTAATCACGCTCATATATAGCTGAGTTTGAATCGTGCTCTGCACATACTACACGTACACAATAACAACGTCCATCAGTCATTTCACTTACAAGTTTATCTGCAAAGTTAAATGCATGCTCTGCAAACTTCTCTGCACCAACACCATCCATCACAACAACTTCAGCTAGATGAAGATCTTCAAGTTCTAAAAACTTATATAAGAATGGATCGTTCTTATCAATTGCTGTCTTATGATCAAAGTTATCTTCGAGCCATTTCTTCAGAGGTTTTAACCCACCAAAGTCTACTGCCCAATTCTTATTGTCTAATTCTGTACAACCGAATGTAAATGTAAATGCTAAACTGTATCCGTGTAATAGATGACAGTGTGAATGGTCTGCATTAGGTTGACGAAATACAGCTGATAAGCCAATATTATGTCCGTAATGTTTTGTTGATAGATATCGTGCCATTATATACTCCAATAATAAAAATGTTATTTATAAAACTTATGATCATCAATTCGAACCACAAACTTATAACTAGGTGCCCACCAAGGATTGACGGATGTTGAGTGATAATGAGTAGCACCATCAGTGAAGTCAGCTCCACCGTTGATTAATCGCACTGCATTCCTTGCTTGATAAATTGCATCATCCCAATCAGACATTACTCTTATGGTATCAGACAACCCATCACAATACCAGCTAAACTGACATTGGTTCCTAAGTATTACATTATACCTCTTTTTAGCTTGATAGACAACACCACAAGCAGTATTTGGCCATCTTTTATCGTGCATACGATTGATGGTAACAAGTCCTACTGCAGCACGTCCTGCTATAGATTGGTTACGAGATTCAAAGTAAATGTTCTTTGCAATACAACGAAGCTCTTGCTCAGATGGTTTATAGTGCTCTGCAGCTTGTACAGAAGAGGATACTAATAAAGATGCTAGTAATACTATTCGCTTGATCATAATAAAGATACTGCCTGTTCTGCTAGTGATGATTCATTTTCGTATGCTACATCTTCGTCAAGTGACAAGTGATTAGCAAATTGACATACATGAATTAACTCATGTGCTAATGCTATGACTTTATCATCATAGCTTAAATCTTCGTTAATAAAAACATCTGCACGATCTGGTTCAATACTATCCACATCGCAATAACCATGCCAACCACTGTCTATATGACTTACATCTATCATAACATCCATGTGTTGGATTTGTAATATGTTTGAAATATTGACCGCTATCTTACCTAGCATTTTGCGGTCTCGAGAACTTGTAGCGAAAATTTGAATCATCAACCTATTCCTCTTTAATATTGTAAGGCTATTATAGCATACCAAAGAGGATAAGTCAACAGTTATTTTTAATCATTTTTCCTATGTTTATTCCAAGCCATCCAACCGAATGCTCGTAATGCAATGTATGCCGCTTTATTAATGAACTTAAATCCGTTGATAGCAATGGCTAGGTCACAAAATAATGTATCACATTCTTTCTGATTCAACTCTGGAGTAGGTCTATTATCTGCACGCTTTAGCGATTTATACTTATAAACCCAATCGTGAATAAGACCTGGCATTAGCAATACACCAGTAGGAGACAAGTACGTCCATAAGAACTTAGGGATAGATGCTCCATCGAATGTAAATCCTGCAGGAATAACATAAGGAACTCCATCAAGAGTGAACTTCCAATCTGCTGCTAGTTGCCATTGCCTTGATGCAATAAGCCACATAATGACTGCTCCGAAAAATCCCTTATCCTTTGTAGGAATAGGAAGAGGTCTCATAGCAGGCATAGTTTCGTATTTAACTACTACCATTTTAATCTCCGTGTGTGTATTTTTCTATACTAGGGAAGATACCCATGAGAGCCTCTGAGCAAGCTCGAGCGATTTCCATGTGTTCTTTCTGCGTACCATTTGATGAACGTAGATCAATGTAATGAACCCAGCTGCGGATTGTTCCATTAATGTTCATACGACTCATTGTATTACCTTCCGGTAGGACTACTCGAGCCTGCTCTTTAGCAATACCATTATCAACAGCCCAAGTGTAATTCTCAAGAGCGAGATTAATACCTGCTTGTTGGCGACGTGACCATTCAATCATAAGATCGAAGTCGGCTGCGGTACAATCAATAGAGTTCTGGCGGTTCTTTGGATCCTGAAGACGTGCTTCACGGATTACAAAGTTTAGATCTTTAGTGGGATCTGCATAGCGCTGAGAGTATTCCTGGAATGAGAATGAACGATGCCTGAGGAACTGTCTTGCGATATCTCGCGTAGTATCCACTTCAAGACATGCTGAGACCATTTCTAATGGACTCCAGTGCTTATGCTTAATTAGATAGTCTATCAGCCGTTTACCAGATACAAAGTCTGATTGATTGTCTGGTGCTGAGACTCGGGCGCAATAGGAGATAAGGTTGTTTAGTATTTCATTATCTTCTCGTGTCTCTAATGCTATGACACTTCCTGCGGGGGGTTGTGAATATGATATAAGTTTACTGCTCATTTAGTTGGGTGCTCCATTATCATTATAGTGGTTTCTAAAGTCTCTCAAGTCTGCTTTAATTTCTTTAATTATATCCAACATTTCATGTAATGTTCTAGTGTTGGCTCTACAAGTATCAACTTCAGAGATAGTAGGTTCTTGCCTATCCATCTCTGGAAATATATTCATTTGATCCTCGCTGTAACTGCAATAGTTTCAGGCTTAATGATGATACCGTTAATACTGAATGAATCTGCTACCTTCGATAGGTCAACATCATGCTCTTCCTTAGCCTTCTTAGTACGCATGTACATTTTGAACTCTGTCCACTCATGTTCATCTAGCGTAATAACATCGATACGTTTCTTAGCCTTGGTAGCTGAAAGAACCTGATCGGAGATTTCATCCATAATATGTTGCTTGTATTTAACTTGCATGATAGTTTCCTTAGCTGTTTAGTTATTTATAAAGATGAGATGAGTTTTTCTTAAACCTTCCAGCCTATTCACCATATGACCGTAACCTTTATCTTCAAGGTACTGCTCAATGAACAATTTACGCGTGGCCATAGAGCTACTATCCCATGCTTCTGCAGCCCCACTTCTTGTATTTTTGATTTCATTCTGTAGATCAAAATACTCTTGGGGTGTGCATGCTTCACATTGACCAAAGTTAATGCCAAGATAATGACCACAGTTCCTACAATCGTAATGACTTGTCATAATAAAGTTCTCTCAGTTAAAGACGCTTAGTAACGTCTTTGATCCTGATTGCATCCAATACACCATCGCCTGGATCAACCAATAGCTCATCCATGTCACGAGGATTAACACCCTTGATGACACCCATGAACTTCTTACCTTTGTACTTATACTCGATCTTCTGACCACGTTGAAATGGACCTCGAGCTGCTTCAATTAGATCTTTAAAGTTTTGCAAGTGGAACTCCTAGAAGTTAAAATCATAGAATTTACGAGGCTCATCAGATAGGTCATACTTCTGACCATGCTTATCCTGCCATCCTTTGTTCTTAGAAAGACGAATACGAATAACTGGATTAGTTTCGACTGAAGTGATATCCCAACGCTGTGAATACATGTTAGAACAATGAGCGCTGAAACCACCTGGGTGCCAAACTGGCTTCCAGGTAGGATCTTGTACTGAACGCATATCGCGGATTTCGATAGTCTTGTCTGAAATAACTTTAACTACTTCACAAGGGTTAACATCTGTGTAACCAATTCGGTTAGCAAAGTTCATGTTAAATACTCCACTGTGCGCGATTAGAAAGGTTATATTCAGCAACTAACTTATCAAATCCAACTGAGCTGTAACACTCTGGAGAAAGGATCATATCAGCATGAACAAATGACCAATTAGGTTGGCCTTTTGTATGGAATAATGTACCGTCAGTTTGCAAAGGTCCATCTTGAACATGAAAGTTCTCAGGGTTTGTAAGTGCGGTGTTAAATGCTTGCTCTAATGTGATCGTATTCATAACTTCATTCCTTATTTAATATATAGCTATTATAGCATATAAATGAGGAAAGGGCAACACTTTCCTTAGAACAATTTGTTATATAGTTATAACTAATATGGCGTCCCATCAAGGAGTCGAACCCTGATCTATGGAGTAGAAATCCACTGCACTATCCATTATGCTAATGGGACATTAAACTGTGAAACTCTCACCACATCCACATTCGTCTTTCACGTTAGGATTGACAAACTTGAATCCTTCGTTAAGACCTTCTCGTGTATAGTCTAACTGAGTACCGTCAAGGTAAGTTAGACTCTTGGCGTCGATTACTATGTTAATATTGTTGGATACAAATGTCATATCATCGGATTGGACTTCGTCAACAAACTCTACTACGTATGCCATACCAGAACAGCCTGTAGTACGAACTCCGAGACGAACACCATATCCATGTCCTCTATTGCTTAGAAAGGCTGATACACGCTCTGAGGCAGCCTCTGACATTGATATAGACATGCTAGTGCTTTGACTTATAATCTGCAATAGCAGACTTAATAGCATCTTCTGCTAGTACAGAACAATGGATCTTAACTGGAGGTAGTGCAAGTTCTTCTGCAATATTATGATTACGGATCTCTCCTGCCTTATCCAATGTCATCCCTTTCATCCATTCAGTAACCAATGAACTAGATGCAATAGCTGATCCACAACCATAAGTCTTGAACATAGCGTCTTCAATAACACCTTCATCGTTAACTTTAATTTGTAATCGCATTACATCACCACATGCCGGAGCGCCTACAAGACCAGTACCTACACTATCGTCATCCGGATCCATCAAACCTACGTTACGTGGATTCTCATAATGATCTAATACCTGTTCGCTATAAGCCATAAGTTGCACTCCAGTGTAAATAGCTCGCGGGCGTACGGAATTGAACCGCTACTCGTTCGAACAATACCCACCTGGGAATAGCCCGCGTTAAAGGTGACACATCAATACTCTTCCAGATTTTATTCGTTCTTGTGTAACTACTGGAATATTTATTGTTGCTGTACTCAACATAGCAAACATCGAATCTTGAGTTTTATCAAATTCTAATTTTGAACCATCAAATTCTGATTTAACGAACCAAGTTAAAAAATCTGAATTCGATTCAAATTCTAAAATATCTTCATCGTTATCATTAATAAAAACCACATGTCGTTTTATACTATATTTTTTATTTATATAGTGAATCAAACACGTAGGATTCATCACTTCATCTTTACTATATAGTTTTTCAAATGTCTCAGATTTCATAATTCATAATCCCTCAAACTAGTTAAATATTGTGCGCATACTATGAAAATGGTGCAGAGTGTAGGAGTCGAACCTGCGACCTCTCGCATCCAAGGCGAGGACTCTGGCCAAACTGAGCTACACACAGATAAAACGGTTTACTAGTGGGAGTCGAACCCTTGCGTTGCCTGTAACGCGATACACCAAGCCTTCCTTAATGTATCCGAGGAGTTGAACCTCAATATTTAACGTCAGTCCCATGGAAACTTTGACGGCAACCAGCATAGTAAATTTGATTCATCTTGGTAGGATTTGAACCCTACATTTCCGACCCTACAAGTCGGTGTCCGCAACATTAGACGACAAGATAAAATTGTAAAAAAGGTTCTATGTCTTTCCATAGTGTCAGATTTAAGATGGCCTTGTTAAGAAGTATAATCAATACGACTTAAATTTTTTCGCAGTACAATTAAGTAGGGTACGAGGCGCTGTTATTAAAATGGTACTCTTGGAATGAATCGAACATTCGCAACTCGGTTTCGTAGACCAAGTGCCAGTTCCACTGGCAAGAGTATAAAAGTGGTAGAACGTGTTGGATTTGAACCAACGATCTTCACCGTATGAAGGTGCTGCATTAAGCCGCGCTATGCTAACGTTCTATAAAATTGGTCTGCGTGGTAGGATTTGAACCTACGACATCTCCGTTCCAAACGGAGGACTCTAACCAGACTGAGCTACACACAGATAAAATGGTACTCAGTGAAGGTAACGATCCTTCGTCTATCGCTTATCGAGCGAGGGCTCTACCTTTGAGCTAACCGAGCATTATACTGAAAAACACTCTATGAATGCTTTTTAGTATAAAAATATACTGTCATAATTTTACTCATTCTCACTAGAACTTTCAATCCTACAACACGCCATTTTAGAGATATTATTTAAAGTGTAATCTCAGCGACCTCGTTCCGCTTCTACTTTTACACTGTCATAAAAAAACCCGCTTTGCTTTCGCTTGGCGGGTTTCTTAGAATTTGATTGGATGTTTGGATTTATTCGTATAATCCTTCATCCTCTTCTAAGAAACTCGCGGGCACATTCATAATCTCCGGCTGATACCAGCGTTGACTATCTAGTTTACTATGTAAATTACAGAATGTGTTTAACATCGTTTCGTTCTCTTGTTTATTACAGTTATCTTTAACTGTTTATGTTATAAGTATAACAGACTATTTCTATCTTGTCAACACTTATTTTAACTTTATTTCTTATGATTCTATTTATCTTTTGCGGTTCAAAATGCTTAGTTACGCTTCTCAAACCTATGTAATAAGTGTAACAGACTATTTCGTTCTTGTCAACACTTATTTTCAATTAAATACTTAGTTACAGTTAGTCCTGTAACATCTTAAAGTAAACAGTTTCTTCACCCGTTTCTTTGTTAATTGCAGCAATGTAAGGTGAAGAATTATCTGGTGTGGTTGCACCAATATAATGCCACGACATACCATCTTCTTTATTCTTCTCTACTTGATTTAAAAACTCTGCATTGTCTACTGTGAACAATGCCCCAATTAGTGCTAGTGCTACAATCATTACTTTTCCCTACGTTTAGTTAAACTACATTCATATTAGACAAAACTCTAACGGAGTTGGAGGGATTCGAACCCACGACCTTCTATCTATGTAATGCAGGGTATTAGGTAATTAATCTAATGCTACATCACCGAGGATAGACGCTTCTCCCAGACTGCGCTACAACCCAAACCCTTTTGTCTAGAACAAGGTCAGATATACGTTACAGTTCTGTCTAATATAAACTTATGATTCTTCGTTACGTGCTTTCCACATACGCTTGATGAACCATTTGTTCATGTTAACCCACGTACGAAAACCGTAATCTGGTGGACTACCTTCCCACTCAATCTTTTCGCGCTTATGATCATACCACATGGATTGTACCCAATGCTTAAACTCACTAAATCTAGCCATTATAATTCACCTTTCTTAAATAATACCGCACTACCAATCAGCATGATTGGCAATAAACATAATAACAATATTTCAAAATAGCCGCTCGCTTCAATAACACGTGTCATTGGCAAAACAGTAGTCTCTAAAAAATTTAACATATTCATTTCCTTGCGCTTTATTAACTTATATAACTATTATACAACAATACGGCTTACTTGTCAACACTTATTACAATTATTAACACACAATATCGCAGGATTATCGCTATTCCATCCTTCAGTCCAGATGTAACTGTGGAATACTTCGTGCGCTAGAATTTCTTCAATAGAATGATGTTCTAAACTATTCCAATCAGGATCTTCATTTATTATAGTCATCATTCTAGCATCATTCAATAATTCTGCTGATTCACCATTTACATTATGAAAATCTTCTTCACTAGGATCTTCATCGGGACCCAATTCATCTGCCCTCATCATATGTCGTCTATCCCATGCATTTGCAAAAAAACAACAAGGCCACACTCTTCCTTCTGGTGTTACTTCCCATTTTCTTACAGGGAGGTTAGTAAATTCATTTAGAGCTTCGAATGATTGACATTCAATATTATATTTACCCTTGGATGTCATCTGGACTCACTCCTATTAATAATTTTTCTGCATCCAATCTAGAATCTGGTGTTATTAATCCAAAATCTCTATTATTGAAGCAAAAAATAATTTTAATTCCAATCTCTTTTGCCATTTGACGTGCTAGCGGTATTTCATGCCAATTCCACTCAAATATTAAATATCGCCATTCACCATCCCCACCTGATTGAGTGTGAGTTTTCATATTTTCAAAAGCTTTATTAAAATCAACACCTTCTCTATACTTCCAATTGGTGTCATGTGTTGCTCCATCAATTGCCCAATTTATAAAGACATCGTTTGTGTATTTTTCTGCTATCGTCTTATACCAGTTTGCATTCCTAAGCGCACCATTTGTTGATATTAATATTGATGGTGCATATTCTAATGCAGTTTCTATAAATTTGTCAACTTGTGGATGCATCATGGGATCGCCCAACTCGCCACAAAACTCAATTATATTATACTTTATATTAGGAGATGCTGCAAGAGTTCGTTTAAACACATCTAGATTCATATGCTTGAGTTCTAACCAATCTTCTTTTTCACCAGTATATTGATTCGTTCTAGCACAACTTCTACATCGTGCTTGACAATATGTGGTTAATGCAAAATCTATCTCAGTTAAATATTCTATATTAGTTGATGTCATTTATTTCCTTACTTGTCAAGTTCTAAATCTGATTTAATTCGGCTAAATTCAGGTGCTACTGACATCACATCATGTCCGCGATGCTTATCATAGTTTTCTGTTACTTGAACATAATCCCTCATAAATCCACGATCATACTTGGTTTCTGGATCTTCGCCAAAATGCAATGCTTCCATTAACGGACGTGAATAATCTTCATAATGAGGACTATCTTTTATCTCTTCTAAAAATTCTAGTATCTGTGATTTCTGTTCATCACGCAACCATTGGGGACTATGCGCCATTGAGTAATATTCAGGTTCTACCAATTGATTCGTACTCATGCCGATGGTACGGTCATTAGTCTGTTGATAATCGTGCATAAATCTCCAGAATGGAACCAAATGCAACGCGTTTGTTACTTGATTCACCGTAGTGACACGTACACGAATGTTCTTTCCTTCTGATGTATTTGAATACTTTACTAACTTATCAAAATTTTCCCATACTGAATCCCACTGCGATGGCGGACGTAAATAATCATTCATATCACCCATGCCCTCTAATGAGCAATTTACAATAACTAGCTTAAACTGACTGAATTGTTTTAACCATTTATCTTGCATATTGGTGATGTTCGTGTAGAACGATAATGTAATATTTTTTGCGTATCCAGATTCAGTTGCTCTGTCTAGCAACTTGAACATATCAGATACAACAGTTGGTTCGCCGCCAATCATTTTAATCGTCTGTGCATATGGCAGCATCTTATCAAAACTATCCCAATCGATGCCAGGCTGAATTATCGCTTTCTTTTTATTAGCAATATTATTGTCCCAATCATATCTATCTAAGTTAGGAGATTTGGGTCCCAAATCTGTTGCAATCATATTGGCACGCTCAACACTTACTAAATGCGATGCTTCTTTGTTACACATCTGACATTGTAGATTACATAAATTACCTAATCTAAAATCAAATTGTAGAGGCTGTTCTATATTCCAATCATTTGCACTTGCCAATGCTACAATATCTGGAACCTGATCTTTCCATGAATAGTTTTCCCATTGACGAGAACTTATAATATCGTTACGTTCTAATCTTTTACATTCTATACACTCTGGTAGCCATTCGCCCGTAGCCATACGCTCACGAACACTACGAATGTAATCATGATTCCATGTTCCATCTATGCCTAGTTCTTCTTGATTAATAAGTTCACTAGGTTCCTTTGCCATACAACATAATCGATAACGACCCCCATTGAATGTACTATATTGTACAAATGGCAGTGCGCAAAACCCATTATCTGTGTCATTGTTCTTTATATCGTCATCGTTCATTACTTGATTCCTATAATCATAAATCTATTATATAACTGTGTGCTTTGTTCACCACTAAATAATACTTCTTTCATTTGGTATTTAGTCATGGCGGTAGACAGATCTTTAACGCAGTTCATATTATCTGAAAAATCATTTGTCTGTATTACTATCAAAGTATCATCAGTATCTGGTATATTGTCAAACCATGTATCATCCATATGTGCGCAACTAGTGTTTATCAATAAATCAGGCAGAGATGATTCATCCCATATTATATCAGATACATCATTGGTTTGTGCACTGAATAATTCGTCAGATTCTGCTATGTGATTTAACAAACGAGCATACTCTGTTGTCTTATGATCTATATCCACACTAAGTATAGATTCAATTGTTTCATAATTATTAATTAACATAGATGAATGGGTGCATATGTTACCACCCAATATTACAACATCAGATGGTTCCAACGTTGTCTTACTTAATTCTTCAATCATCCAAGACTTGCCTATCATCGAATCACGTGTGATAAAATCTACTAGATCAATATTACCATGCGATGGGTCAGACAATTTCATCAATCCATATATAAAATTATCATTAATATTGCGATTAATATATTCCAATACTTGATGATCTGGTATTACATAATCATCTATTAATAATGATTGAAGTATTACATTAACATAAAGTTCAGTGTCTTCATTCTTACCTATATTTACTTCTTCTAAAATAAGATCGCGAATGCCCCAGTTATCACCGTATACCAGTGCATTCTTTAGTTTAATAAATACTGCATAGTATGATTCTACGGATGACAATGTAAAATATTCTTCTAGTCCATGAAACCATGATAAATGAATTGGGTGATGCTGATCTATTGTATGCACTGATGACTTGTCAAATGTAGTGGTTAACCAAGTGAAATCGTTTATTTTATCTAGAGTTTTCTTATCATTTTTGTAAAATGCACCGAACTCTCGTCCTTGTCTAGCACCCATTATAGCATATTTTCCATGGGCACTACTATCTCCACGAGTACACCATACATCTAATCTGTATCGATCATCCATATCTGGAGTGGGGTTAGATGCTAGTTTTGTACACTCACGGAATGCACTGCGCCATGTACTGAATTCATCTGTATTGAATTCGGTTATATTAGATATTTGTTGCTTCACTACTAATGGTGCATCTATTGTTGTGGTCATATCTATCTGAAATGATTTCGCATTCAATAACTTATGTCTAGGGAATAACTTTACTCCACCATAACCATAAATCAATCCATTGACTGCATTAACACTCTGCCATACGAATACACAACTTGATTCATTCACACCCGGATACGATTCTTTAATGATATCAGGTGTGAATGAGAAATTAAAATGCTCAGATAACACCGCGTCAGCATCTACTACATAAAAATTATCAGTAGTTGCCAATTTTGCTGCTGCTTGATGTGCCTCTAAAATCCCGACGACATTATCTACCCTCTTCGCATTGGGTGCTAATTTCTGTATTCTTTTGAAATTTTGATCAGCGTTTGGTTCACCATACGCCAACATGACAACATCTAACATTATTTACTCGCTACGATTTGATAATATTTTCATGAATTCATTTGCACCATCGGAGCAATTCTGTTCCCAGTCTGTAGTTGAATCTTCATCTGCAAAGTCTGATACGTACTTATAGCAATCAAAGATAACTTTATACTTTTTGCATACCATTGCAATACCATATGCTTCCATATCAACCAGTGTACTACTCAATGGTGGCTGACTTGTGACAAAGTTATCACCACTAGTCAATGAAACACCACTAAGTTTTAGATCTATCCATAATTCACCAGTGAACGGAGTCTGTCCTACTTTCCAACCTAAAGGCGATGCATCCATATCTCGTTGACCTACCGTACTAACTTCATGTACACCTAGTGCTAAATCAGGATCTAAACTGCCCGCAGTACCCATATTGATAATGGTCTGAGGATTGTACTTTAATACTGCTTCCATTGCTGCCATTGTCGCTTTGATCTTACCAACACCTGTTACTATTTTAACATAAGGCGCTGGTAATTCATAGGGCAATTCCACTTCTAATGCAACTAATACTGGTATTACATCAGTCACTATCTTTGTCCTCGGTAGGCTCGTCTAATAAGTAAGCCATATCTGCAAATGTTTTTCTGAAATCTGTTCCGCGCATCTCGTCTAGTTTGTTAATGTATTCTCTAAACTCAGGCAATCGTTGACTCCAATCTTCACTACGAGCAAAACTAATCATACCACGTAAACGCTTAATGCCGTATTCTGCCTCTTCCCATTTTTGGTAATCAACTTTGCCTTTGTGCCAACTCGGAACACCTAGTTCCCAATTCTCTTTCCACCATTCAATAAACTCTTCATACTTGGCTTCAGTTTTATCTAAGAACTCATCAGGCAATACCTTGACATTCAAATGTCCTGGCCAGTACACAAAGTGATAGTTAATACCACCTGCACCAAAGGGCCACATGTTGGTTTTCTTCAAGTCTGATTGCAGTTTCCATTTAAGGAAGTCTGGAATGTAATGAATATTTAGTGCGTTAACTGCACACGCGATTGTAACTTCTACGTTGTTAGAAGTCTGTTTATCAAGACGCTCAAACATTGCAAGTTGATGTGACCATTCACTTGGGTAACGAATATAATCGTTCATCTCGCCAATACTATCAATACTATAATGGAAACGTACCTTTTGGAAATGCTTCCATTGCTCTAGTAGACGATCAGGCAATTCAATGCCATTACTGTTATAACGCAACTCAATCTGAGATGCATAACCCATTTCAATAACTTTATCTAGGATTTCATAATGCTCTTCGATAACCGTCGATTCGCCGCCTGCAAAGTATAGTTGACGCATGAATGGAATTTGAGCATAAAATTGTTCCCAAAACTGTGGGTTGTTTTTATGCCAGTTATAATTAGCACCAAACTGCTTGCCTTTATCATCCCAAGACATTGTTTCTTTTAGTGACTCATTGGTAATCTGTGGATACAACTTATTCCAATCTTTTACCCATCCTGATGAATCGTGTGGACTACACATAACGCAACCAAGTTGGCATTTAGTACCCATACGGATATCAATGTATCGTAGTTTTGAATCAGTTGAACCGTCTTCATATGTTTCTTTAACAAGTTCATCAACATCAATTCCATCACGCATCCAGTACTGTGTTTCCCACTGGCGCTTAGATCGATGTCCTGCATCTTCTTCTTTGTAACATTTCAAACAACTAGCGGGCTTTTCCCCTGCAAGCATTTGTTGACGTACTCCACGCATGTAACTATTGTTCCATGCACTAGACAAGTCACTGTTGTTTAGGTTTGCAGGCTTACCATCATCTGTCTTAACAATGCCAACTCGCCCACCGTGAACTTTATCATTTGTTGCACCAACACTACTTGCATTTGCTGTACAACAAACTCTCATACTGCCGTCTGGGCGAGTACTCAAATGTATCCAAGGTAGAATACAAAACGTATCTGATGGTAATTTCTTTTCTGTCATTTTAGTTTCCTTTGTGTCGATTTATGACACTCTTTTATTTATATGTTATAGATGGTATCTGCATTACCGTTACGCACAATATCCCATGTTGATGGTGTTGCTGTACCTGTGATCTGTAAACAAGGACGCTTTGACCAACTACCATTCCATGTTAAATGAGGCAATGTACTCCATTCCCATGTAAATATAGTACCTGCTTTCCATTGGGTGTATACTCTATTACCAAACTGAAAGACTTGTCCTGGTTCCCAATCTTCTAATGTGATCAAGAAGCGTATTTTATTGTCGTTTGAATGCTTGAATTCGGGATTATCTATCACACGCTCTTTACGTGGGTTTCCCGGCAAGTTATCAATATGCCACATAAGTTGATCGTTAGGGAACTGCTCATTGAACTTACATGTTAACTTTTCATCTTTATCAAGTTGTAATAAATCTGTGATCGCATTTAATTTTGGGAACTCGCTAGGGAACTTATCGTAATTAATTTTACGAAACATAGTAGATCCAGGTTTACCATCAGGATTCTCTTTATCTTCTTCTATATGGTTTTTACTTTTTTTGTTAGCAGCATGTTCATAACGCTGTTCATTATAATTTTGAACATTGAAGTCTTTTGAACGAGCATGATCTATCTCTGTTGTCCAGTCACCATTGACTATTCCAACAATCTTAACATACTCACCTTCTTCATCTGTGCGAAATTTATCAAAGTGCCAAGGTGTTTTAAACGGACTTGACATTATGGTATTCGCTTTACAGATATATATGTGTCATTGGTCATAATGTCAAGTTTATTAGCCGTTTTCCAAGCAAATCCATCAATTGATTGGAATGCTTGATTGTTATATAGTGAGAAATTCATATCTTTACGAACTGCGAAGTCTGTTATCTTTGCAGATTCAGTCCACAGCAACTTTCTCATTGTATTATAATCAGTATACCCAGGCGCATAATCTGGATAATGTCCCTCGCTAAAATCCATAACTTCTGACCACCATGCAAATGATTTCTGTGGTTCTCTATATACAAGAACTATATAATCACCAGAAAAATTATTCCACACGTAATCTAGATTAAATTGTCTAGCCAAGAAATGATCTTTTATTATTTTGTAACCAGTACCAGTGAATACTGTATCTATGTCGTTGATTATTTTTGATTTATCCATAAAATTGAAGTCTATCCAATCTTCACCACATCCCATTCCTGGTCCCCAATAACTACCACGATGTCCGTTGTTAGTATCGGTTGGTGAATACGCTCTATGATAACTTGTGCGTTCATCTGATTCATCAGTCTGATCACATGGTAACACTTGACGCATATGCATATCTATTCCAGACCATTTAGATCCGGGTATACCGCACATCCATATTCTGGTTGCACTATCAGTCATGATTGCCGAATAGACCGTCTAGCACGCTCTTCACATCGGTGCTTACATCATATTCGATTGCTTCATAATCAAGAGCAATATCAACGTTCATGACATCTTCTCGCTCGATTCCTGCGAATACATCTTCTGCCGATGTAATAGAATCTAGCATTTCATCTGATATTTCTATCTTCTCACCACCTACTAATGTAAGGATGATTGCTTGTATATATTTGGGAGGTATAGTTTGTATGTCGATCTCATCAAAAATTTTACTAAATGATCTATCGTTTTGTTCAATTGCCATGATTTATTTATTCCAAGTGTACTTGTAAATTGTAAGTATTCTAATTATATTTATGCTATTTAATAACATAATCCTTGCTTAGATAGTTCCTGTAGTAGATTCCATGTATGTTCCCATCCCTCTACTGTAAAGCACTTATCACTTGTGTTTCTTCTGCCAATGATGGCTTGTTTAAGAGGAGCATCATTGCCACCTTCTTCCATCCTATCACCAAAGAAATAAATAGTTTGTTCGTCAAAATCATGAATGATCTGACTTTTGTCTTTCCCATTGGGTAGTATATCAAGACCCGTCTCACCTGCAACATGTGCAGTTATCCCGGACTCTTTAAATTTAAAGTTGAACGCTTCAGCAATTAGTTTACGCTCTTTATGTACAAATTCATATTCTACATAGGCTGCGCGATCTTCCACTGTTGCACCTCTACCCACTATACTGAAATTCGCCATTCCTTGACGATCTTCAATATGCATTCCTGTCTTAATACTAAATTCAGATTCCTCTAATTTAGCGTTTAGGAATTCTCTCTCTTCGTCACCAAGTACCCATTCATTGCATTCGATTTCTACATCTTTGCACCACACATTATTACCACTACATTGATATACTTTA